ATTTTCTCATCAGTAGCGAGGAAAATATTAAAAGCGATAGCCAAGATAAAGGGCGTTTCGGTATTCGGCAGTATTCTCTCGGAAAGACTTTTCGGAAAAATGAACAAGCCGGGAGCGTCGGGAAGAATAGGGGAAATAGAACAAAGTGGAAAAATAAGTGAAGATAATTCAATAACAGGGAAAATCAAATGAAACTCTTACAATTCAACAATCAGGCGTTGATGATGTTGGTAACGGAGAACGCGATCATAAAATCTCCAATCACATCGGGTTCAAATAAATCAATCACGCTCGACGACAATAACGGACTGGCAGATAACGACTATCTGCTTGTGGGAGAAGTCGGAAAGGCAAAATCTGAAATAGCTCAGATCAATGCTTCGGTTACTCCCGGAACTGCCGCACAGGTTGCTAGTCTTGTTTTTCCGCACAACGCCGGAACTCCTATCTACAAAATTCCTTATAATCAGGTCAAGTTCTATCACGCGGATACTATCGGAGGAACAAAAACGCTCATTGATACGCTTGCCATAGACGCTGATAGCGAATACACAGTGCTTGTTGATACTGATAATTCGACCGGGTATTTATTTTTCACGCTCTACAATTCAGAAACTACCGACGAATCTGATTATTCGGGCGGTTTTAATTATGTTTCTACTCCTTACGGATCGAGAATCAAAATTAGAGAGTTCGTTACCAGTCCGCATAACTGGAATAAACCGCTTGATGAGGATACTTTCCGCTCACTTTGCGACTTTGCCGAAAGTGAAATATTCGCCTTAAAGCGGTGGAGATTCCGGGAAAAGGTTGTTTCTTTTAACTCAGTTGCCAGCCAACAGGCATACACCAAAACAGCCGCAGGAGCGACTGACCTCGGACAACTTGTCTATGCGACATACGACGGCGACCCGGTATTCCCGGTGTCGTTGCGAGTTCACAAACGCTTGAACTGGAACAGCACGCAGGAGGGAACTCCGCGAACAGTATGCGAATTTGAAAATGAGCTACTTTTCACTCCTATTCCTAGCGAAATTGAGGAAATTGAGCTTTTTTACTACCGAAATTCGTCAGGATTCGCCAATGAAACGACTGAAAGTGAGATTAAACTTCCGCAGGCGATAGCTTTCCGCATTCTACAAGACCTATGGGCAACTTCCGACCAGCGAAAATCAAAGTATTTTGAAAGCCGATATTTGCAGACAATAGCCGCGATGAAACTCGACGACGTGAAGCAAGTGAGCAAGTTCCCGGCATTATCAGACCTAAAATATGATGATCCGGATTCAGTTTTCGACCAAATCGAACATCCTAATCGTATATCTTAATTTATGGCTTATTTGAAACGAAAACAGAAATTAGACCTCTCCGGTGGCGTTCAAACGAGAACTGTCAATCCTTTATCAATGGACAGCCAAGTTAAACACGCGCTTAACGCTGAATTTTCGTCCAAGCTGGGTGCAATTACCGGACGAATGGGTAGTTTAGTCCAAAGCACAGTAGTCGCCTCACAGCGCATTCTAACGCTTCTACAATGGATTAAAAGCGACGGAACGCTCAAATACTTCGCTTCGGCTTCTGACGGAGCAGGTGGAGGAGCGGACAAAGTCGATTTATACATCAATTCTGCCGTTTTTGCTGGAACTTGGGCGAAGTCTTTGGAAGATTTGACCAATCTTATCGACGTTTTCGGGGTAAATTTCGCCAATATGCTTATCGCTTGCAACGGAGTTGAGGCGGTCAAGGGTTATAACGGCTCATCGTGGAGCGCGATCACAAACGCTCCGGTGGCCGGAAAGTTCCCGGAAGTCTATCAGCAACGGCTATTCCTCTTATCAGAGGGTGGTTTTCTCCATTATTCAGACGTTATCAACTCGACAGGCGACGGATTTACGACGACAACGTGGCTCAATCGCGGTATCAACCCGAATGACGGACAGAAGTGCAAAATGCTCAAACGACACCGCAACAGGTTGGTTATTTTCAAAGAAGAATCAATTTATCGCTATGACGGAGCGAATGAAGCCGAAGCGGTTATCACAGTCGGAACACATAGCTCGAAGTCGGTCGTGCTTCTCAATGACCTTTTCTTCCACCACCCGACAGGCATTTACCGAATGGGCGTAGGCGAGCCAGTTATGATTTCAAGAGCGGTTCAGAAGTATTTGGACGGAATGAGTAGTTCTAACTGGTCGCAAGTTGCGGCAGGACGCGACCTTGAAAACGTATATTTTTGGATAGGCGACGTTACGATAAGCGATCCGCTCGAACACGATTACGGAAAAACTTATTCCGATGTGGTGCTGGTGTATAACGTCTATGCTCAAACGTGGACAGTATTCTCCGGCTGGAACGCGCGCAGTTGGTTCTATGACGAAACGTCCGGGCTAACCTATTTCGGAACGGCGGCAGGAAAAGTCGTTAAAATCAATACCGCCTATGCTGACGTGGACGGAGCAACGACTTTGCCGATAGCATTTGAGGTTGTGTTCACACCGGAAAACTACGGATACCCAGAAAAATACAAGGAATTTGGGAATGTTGATGTGATCGGGCAGTATAACAGCGATATTTTGGTGGCAGAGGATTACGACAGGCTAGTTTCAAAAGACGCGTTGAATCAGAAAAGAGCCGGGGGTTCTCCTACCTGCAAGGAATTGTGGGTCGGTGTCGCGGAGGAATATTCCGACAGACCTCCTCGGATTGAGGGCTTAATTCTTGATAACGTCAACCTTTTGGACGACGCGAACTGATATGAGTTATTTAGATAGCGGTTTCAACGAAAATTTAATACGAGCCGGATATTCAGGACAGGAAAACACGGGACAGATTGATAGCGTCAATTCGGGAGAGATTATCACAGCAGGGGCAATTCCAGTAGTGGAAATTACCAATGCTATGGTTACTGCAGAAATTATTGACGAGAGCCGGAATATCATCAAGGACATTATCAACTCAAAGCTGGACACGCAGGCAGGTAACATTTTGGGAGAGTTCGAGTTTGGAGCGTCGGGAGCAATTCAGATCGGAACTTATGAAAACGGAGTTTCAGGGGATATTCGGATCAGCCCGACTGGGATAGTAGCTCGGAACGCGGACGGAGATAACACGCTGGCGATTGACGGAGATACTGGCGACGCGACATTTTTGGGAACTTTGGCGGCTGGGTCGGTGGTGGCGTGCGATGTGAGCGCGAGCCAAATAACGGCAGGAACGATAGCGGCGGCGGCGAATTTGGGAAGTTCCAGCGTGATATTAGACGGAGCGAATAAGCGGATAATCGTCAATGACGGAACAAATGACAGAGTTTTAATAGGATATTTGAGTGGTAAATTTTAGATATTATGAGCAAGGACTATGGCGCGGCGGTATCGCAAAAAGGATATGATGTAAAAACTTGCGACGACCGATTCCTCGTTTATAGTTCGGCGTTCCAGAACCTTAAAATTCTAAGCACACAAGCGGTTAACACGACAGTTCCGGCAGATGTGGGAGTTGGATTTTCTGACTTTTCGGCGGCAACTACTGACATTATCACTTCGGCAGGACACGGACTGGTCAATGGAAACAAGATAACACTGCTCATAGATTCCGGGTGTGCCGGGCTGAATCAGCACGATATTTATTACGTCGTCCAAAAAACGACTGATACATTCAAACTTTCAGCCACGCTCGGAGGTTCGGCTATCGACATTACGAGCGCTGGAACTGGATATTGGCAGACAGCGCCGAATAGAATCACGATCACGCACAGCCTCGGTTATATCGCTCCGTTCTTCGTGATGTTCACCGGAAGCACGAATATGGGCAGGAATTTCAATTCCCTATTCAGTTATTTCGGGAATAGCACGTTCGGATATAATGTCAGGCAATACGCGAATAAGCTCGAAATTGACGTTAATAGCTGGGACGGCGACGCTGGCGACACATTCTATTTTACAGTTATGCAGTTTCTCGACGATTTCTCGACAGTATCGGCACGGAGCATAAATTCAGGAACGACAAGCGGAGCAAGTTCGGCAGACTACGGAATCAGGGTCAGCAAAGACGGATACGAAGTAACGACTTGCACGGACGAACAATGTGTATTTTCTAGTTCGTTTTTCAGTCAGATTGTCCATATGAAAGGCACGACGACCGGAAGTTCAATCACACACAGTTTGGGGTATGTTCCGAATTTCATTCTCTACACCAAAGATACTGATGTTGTCGGGGATTACATCTATTACGAAGATTGGTTCTGCAACGCTGACGCGACCTACATTTACCCACCGGGAGCGGCGACATACTACATAATTTTCAAAGATAAAATCAATTAAAATGGGAAATTACGGATTTAGAATTTCAAAGGACGGAAGCGATGTGAAAACCTGCGATGATAAGGATTGCGTGGTTACTTCAAAATATCCGGCATTAAAAGGGTCATTGTCGGGTTCGGGAAGTATCGCGCCAAGAATAGGAAACACGCTGATTGGCTCTGTAGATTATACGACGGACACATTCACTTGCAACGCCCACGGATTGCAAAATGGCGACAGGGTATATTTCACAACCTACGGAACGCTTCCAGCGCCGATAGTTGGAGGAGCGCCAAGCGACCCGGAGGGTCAGACGTATTTCATAGTCAACAAGGCGACCAATACATTCAAGGTTTCGCTGACAAGCGGAGGTTCGGCGGTCAATCTAACGAATAACGGATCAGGAACGATGTATGTTAATCCTTATGTGCTGGTAGAGATTACTCACGATTTGGGCTATGTTCCGATGATAAAAACATTCATCAATCCGACTGATTCAGTCGATTTGGAGAATAAATACTATCAAATGCCAGTTTTTACGGACGATATGACCGACCACCTCTACACTTATGCGTATGCCGACACCTCAAAATTATATCTGCGCTTAGAACAATGGAATACCGAAACAGCACCATACGGCGACGCGCGAAACTACAATTACAAATATTTTTTATTTTTAGATAAAGGAAAACTATGATTTTATTTTACAACAAAGAAACAGGCGACATCTTTTCCGTTATGGACGGACGAGTTCACAACGAAAGGCATTTGCAGGTCAGCGTCCGCAGTAGCAATATCCCGGACGAGTTGATCGGAAAATACATTATCGGCTGGATAGAGAGTGAAAATGGAAAAATAGAATATAATATGGATAAATTCGAGTTGCTCCAAAAGTTTGAGGACAACACCCCGGAAAATCCGCTCGATTACCGGATAGATATTGAAAATAATAATTTGATTAAGAAATAAAAATATGGCATCTTGGCGAGAAAAATTGGCGGCGGCGGCAGGTATGACCCTCAAAGACTACCTAAAAACTGACGCTTACAAACAAGCTAAAAAAGATCGCGACAGCAAAAGCAGTAGCGACAAAGGCTACAAGGACATTTTGAAAGCGATTATGAAGAACACCCCGGCACAGCAAAAAGTTCTGCCGGACTTTGAAACGACCTACACTCCGGATATGGAAGCGGAGGATTACACTCAGTCCGAAGCCTTATACAAGCCATATTTTGAACAGGAAATAGCGAATCAACTCGAAGATTTGAACGCGTGGAGCGAAGCGGAAAGTGTGAGCTATGACCGCTCTTTGAGGCGCGCGCGCTTCTCGTTGGCGGCAGGCGGTGGCGCTATCGGATCAGAACGGACACAGCAGGAGGGAGAAATTACGTCGGATCACGAAACGAATGTCAATAATCAGGTCAGGGGTGTTGAGCGTTCTGTCGGAACGGAAAGAATCAAGGGAGCAGGCTATCAGTCAGCCGGACAAACGCAGGAGGGTTCAATCGTCGGACAAATGAAGTCAGCTATCCAAGAGGGTCAGCTTTGGTATAAAAATCAGCGCGCACAGCGTTATTACGGAAATGCCAACACCTATTATTCGCAACCTAGCGCTTATAGCCTAGCTGGAAATAAAATGTAATTTGAATAAAAACTATGGCAAAATCATACAAAGATTTGTGGGCAGAAGCAGGCAATCTGCAAAAGGAGGGATCAGATGTCGCGAATTTCAAGGAGGCGGTCGCTAAACTCCCTTTTCAGTTGACCGACGAATTTAGAAAAGCGCAAGACCCGAAGTTGGACGAAGCGATCAATAAGGCGCAGTCCGATACTTTTGGGGCGGCTATAAAAGGGCTGGATATGTATCAGGGAATATCAAACCCTTTTACAAGACGCGCTTTGGCTGAAAAGTATCAGGGAGGGGTTGAGATGGGCTGGAAAAACCTCGTTGACGAGAGAACTCGTCGTCAGGGCGTTTATTCCGACTATATTACCAAGTGGACTGGACTTTTTGGCGCGGAAGCGGCAAAACGACAAGACGAATTTCAAAATAAAATGGCTATTTGGGATAGGGAAAAAGGACTGGCTGATACCGAAGAAAATAATCGTCGCTGGAATATCGAAAATGCTCGCGCATCAGCGTCAGCAGGAAACAAATCTTATACCGAGCAGGAAATTACAGCGACAATCAATCAACTTAGGAACGGAGGCACGGACTGGGAAACTATCTCCAAGTTTTTGGGAGAAAAAGGCGTTGATGTTTCGACTGGCTCTTATGCTGATGTCCAGTTAAACACCGCTTTCGGAACTGGCAACTATCCGGTGAAGCCGGGAGCATTGTCGCCGACGCAGGAACTTGCTAAAATCAAGTTAGAACAAACTAATAAAGATAATGAGATCAAACGCAAAGCCGATGAAGGCTCTGACGGATACTATTGGTCAGGCACGAAGGTCAAAAAGAAAAAGACCGGACTGTTCGGCTGGGATTGGCTTGCGGCTGATGAAACAGTTTTATAATCAGCTAACGCAAACAATCTATGGCAAACAGATTACTGGACAGCTTTTCCGGTTGGAAAGGCGGTAATGGTGGAAGCGCACCTACTGGGGCGCAACCGATTAAACCGACAAGCACACGGCTTGCTTCGGAATTTGATGATTGGAAAAAGAAACGAAAGCCGGAAATAGACAAGGTAATGGAGGCAGAAGCGGCGCGGCGCGCGCAGGAACAGCAAACACCGCCAGTTTCAAAGCCAGTAGATCAGATAGAACACGAGGAAAAAAAGAGTTTTTTGGGGCATTTAGACGCAATTTCAACGCAAACTTTTTATAAAGGACTGGAAAATATCGGGCAAGGAATTGCCGGAGTTGGTCGCAGTATCCAAGAAAATCCCGAAAAATTTGGAGATCAGCCGAATATTCTCCGAATCAAAGAGGATAATCTTCTTGGAAAAGGAGCTATGGCGGTCAAAAAATTTGTCGGTCAGGGAGTAGAGGACTTCGGCAAAGGAATGGAGGGTATGATGAAAACAGAGGGAGAGCGATTAACCGATAAAGAGGCAATTATTCCGGAACTTCAACAGCCGTTGGTAGATGAGAACGGAAAATTCAACTGGGATTTAGCCAAGAATCCTAAATATGCGGCTTCTCAACTTGTGAGCGGTATTTATTCTATGATCCCCGGTTTCGCGGCAACAGTCGCGACCGGAGGAGGCGCGCCAGCGATGATGGGGACAATGGCGCTTATGGAAAAAGGTAATGCTTATGAGGACTACACTTCCACAATCGCTAAAAATAAGGGCATAGAAGTTAAAGACCTTACGCCGGAAGATATTAGCGAAGCTGACAAGCTTTCCAGTATTTATGGAGCGTTGTCGGGTGTTTTGGAAACTTTGCCGTTGGAGGGATTTTTATCAAAAATAGGAGGGAAACGCGCCGCGCAAGGATTTTTACGGACGGCGCTCTTGGAAGTTCCAAAGGATGTGTTGATTCAGGTAACTCAGGAGGGGTCAACCGAGGGACTTCAACAATTCGCGCAAAACTTAATCGCCAAACAATCCGGCGTTGACCCGAACAGAAATGTTATGGAGGGCGTAGCGGAAAGCGCCTATGGCGGAGCAATTACTGGTGGCGTTATGGGTGTTGTTCCGGCAATTACCGCCGAGCGCGCACCACTTCCGAATCAGGACGTGGAAATGATAACGCAGGCACAGCAAGGTTCAGGAGAACAAACTCCTCCGGAAGAAGCTCCGCAGGAAGCGCCAGCCGTTTCAGAGGGAGCAATTTCACTTTTGGAATCATTAGACACTAACGATACCGCCAAAGCCGAAAAAATCAGGGAATCGTTATCGAGCGCTGATTTACAAAATGCGCTTAAAATTCTGACGACTGCCGAACAGCAAGGAAGCCCGGATCAAAAAGCGGCTATCCAGCAAGATATTCAATTCGTTCAGACCGCCATAAATGAAAGAGAATCTGCGGTCAGTGATACAGTTGGCAAAGCCGTTTTTGAGGACAAGAACGAAATTGACAATCAGTCGGAATCAATCAGGAAAGAATCAGTCAAGGCATTGGAAGATTTATCGAAAGCGGAACACGAAGTTTCTCCGAAAGCGGAAAAACTCGTTACGCAGATCAAGGAGAATAACAAGCGCATAGATACCGAACTCGGAAAAATCAAAGAGCAAAAAGTCGAGTTGCTTCGCAAGAAGAAACTGGCGACCACGCCGGAAGCCAAGCAAGACATTCAGGAAGAAATTGACTTTTTAGACGATGTTAAGGTTGCTTACAAGGAATATCAGAACAAAAGCAATATTGACGGCGCACAGCAAAAAGTCGGCGAAATATCAGCCGCCAAAATCAAGGAACTCGAAAAAGTAGGCGAGGGCTTGACAGATAATCAAAAGGAGAGTGTAATAACTAATAAGAAAAAACTTTATGAACAATTCGCTAAAAATACTGGGCGAGGAGATAACGAGGGAGGACTTCCCGGCTCTTTACCAGTGGGCGGAGAAAAACAAGCCGGGGCTGGAAAGAACGATCAAGAGAATGCAGGAAAAGGACAAAAGCCCGGTAGCGACACTTCTGGTCAATCTCGAAAGCGACTTGCAGAACGACAACTCGTAAAAGAACTTCCGGAGGAAACTCAACAGGCGGCAGAGGAGGACTGGACGGAAAATTACGCCGAAAAATACGGAGAAAATGAGAACCGCATTATGGAAATAAAGCGGTTGTTAAAGGACGCTAAAAAAACAGAAGCGCCTAAACTGGAAAAGGAATTAAACGAACTTCTCGACGAGCAAGGAAAAGCCGAGGACGCGTTCGTTGAAAAGTGGCAAAAGGAAGCACCGGAAGAAGAAAGCGCGCCGATTTTGCCCGAAGAAGAAAAAGCGACAGCCAAGCAAGCGAGTAAAACAGAAATAGAAAAGCTGGTCAATTCAAAGGACACTTTCACGGAGGAAGAAAAAGCGTTGCTCCGGCAATATGAGGGGTCAGGCGGTCAGAAAGAGGGAGAGGGTCGCGGAGTTTTGGACGAATATTACACGCCGAAAATCATTGTCGATAAGGTTTGGGAACTGGTAAAGCAGAGTATTATTGGCGATATTAAGCAGGTTATTGAGCCAAGCGCCGGAACTGGACGCTTCATTGAGAGCGCGCCGAAAAACATTAAAATTGTCGGGCTAGAAACTAACCCGATCAGCGCCAAGATAGCGCAAGCGCTCAACCCGGACGCGAAAATTATCAATCAGCCGTTTGAGGCGACTTTCATTGACGAAAAGGGGAACAAGACAAATTATGCTACCGGATATGCGGACGTGGTAATTGGAAACCCACCTTACGGAATACACCGGGGAAAATACAAAGGACTGGGAGAAGAAACGAAAATCGGTCGTTATGAAGAATACTTTTTGAAACGCGCTCTTGATCTGACGCGCGAGGGCGGTGTCGTGGCTATGGTCGTTCCGAGCGGATTCCTGCGCGGAAAATTGGACTATGCGAGAAAAACGATAGCTAAATTAGGAAGACTGGACGCGGCTTATCGGCTTCCGAATGGCGCTTTTGGAACGACTGACGTTGGAACGGATATTGTTATTATTAGAAAAGACGGCTCGAAAAATGACCTCTACACACGCGAACAGATTTTGAGCAACGATTATTATTTCACACTTCATCCGGAAAACATATTAGGAGAGGAAACCGAACGCAAGGGGCGCTTCGGTATAGAAAAATACGTCGAGGGAGATTTGCAGGAGGCTATTCAAAAACTCGTCGTTGATGAGGAAGTAGCAGAACAGCAAGCAGTAGAGGAGTTCAACGACGAGGATAAAGAACTTGTGGAAATGGAGCAACCGCTCACGCCGGAAGTTAAAAAAGAGGCTATCCGCAAGACGCGCGTCGCCAAGGTAAAAAAAACAAAGGCTTCCGTTGCTAAAAAGGACGTAGAAGTTAAGGGGGTATTGAAACGCGATTCGAAAAATCCGCATATTGTTATCGGAACAAAAAAGGCGAATATCGAGATTTACAGTCAAGGAGAAAAACTCGAACCGCAAGACCAAAGGCTTTATGACTTGCAACAGGAGGACGGCAGTATCCGGGCTATTGACATCAACGAATTTGAGAAATCAAAACTTAATTTTCATAGCGGAAAATATTATACCGACTTCAATTACTATCAGGGCGACATCTACGAAAAACTGGAACAGTTAGAACGCGACCGCGACGAATTGTCAGCCGAACAGTATGAGAGGCAAAAGAAGCATTTAGAGGCAATCAAGCCTGACGCTATGACGATAAAGCAGATAACAGTTCTGCCTATCGACAAAATGGCGAAAGAAATCAAGCTCTTAAATGGAAAATCTCTTATCGACAATTTCTCGGAGTGGCTTCAATCTTTGCCGCACGACGCGTTAGAGGGGTCAAGCCGTTGGGAAATTGCCGGATATTTGAACGGACAGCCAGTCCGGGGAGGAAACGTCGAACAAAACGCCAAAGAGAGGACGCGCCGTCGTCGAGTAGCCAATAAGCTTTTCAAGAAATTTTACAACGAGGAGCTGGAAGAAGCCGATCAAACGAGCATAGCTGATAAATTCAACCGGACTTTCAATAGCTATGCAAAACCGGACTACACCAAATATCCGCTACAAATACAGCTTTTCGACACATTCTATAAAAAGAACTTCAATATCCGTCCGATTCAAATGGAGGGAGCGGCTTTCCTTGTGAATAAGGGAACTGGGCTTTTGGCTTACGAAGTGGGTGTTGGCAAGACGCTCGCCGGAATTGCCGCGATCAGCGAAGTTATGCGGAAAGGTTGGGCTAAGAAGCCGTTGATTATCGTGCCGAAAAATCTGAAATCAAAATGGATTCGCGATTTGGCTGAAAGTATGCCGGGCGTGAAAATCAATGACCTTGCTAATTTGGGAGGAAATTTCAAATACAAGGGAAAACCGCAAGACCTTAAAATCGCAGACGGCTCTATCTCAATCATTACCGAGGACGGATTCAAACGCATAGGATTCGCCGCCGAAACCTACGACAGACTGACAAGCAATTTGGAGGATGTGCTTTACGACGCTGGCGGCAAGAAATCAAAACGAGGAAAGGAAATCGAAAAAGCCAAGACCGAGGAAGTCGTCGGAATGGCGATGAAAAAGACGGACTATCCGCTCACTTTCGAGCAGTTCGGTTTCGACCACATCACCATAGACGAGGCGCACCGCTCAAAAAACATATTCTCCAAAGCGAAAGCCAAAGGAGAGAGAGGGCAGTCGTCCAACGAATACGGAGCTATCCACGGCGCGATGAGCGAACGCGGACTAAAAACCTATCTCGCTACCCAGTATGTTTTGGGGCAGAATGGCGGTCGCAACGTGTTTCTTTTGACCGCGACACCATTCAATAATTCTCCTATCGAGATTTATTCAATGCTTTCCCTTATGGCGAAATCCCGGCTGGAACAGTTAGGAATTAAGAACATCAACGACTTTATCTCACTGTTCTGTGAAATTGAGAGCAAATACGCTATCAAGGCAAACGGAAGCGTGTCTATGACGGATCAGGTCAGGAAATTCAGTAATCTCCAACAGCTTCAAAAACTCGTTCGTGAATACATTGACTTCCGCACCGGAGGCGAAGCCGGAATACCGCGACCGGAAAAAACAAAGCTCACGCCGTATCTCAAAATGAACGAAATGCAAGCCGAATATGTCGAAAAGGCGCAAGAGCTTTTCTCGCCGAAATTCAAAGAGGAGGGCGGCACGCTTCTCGCTATTTCCGAACTCCAAAAAATAACCTTTTCTCCGTATTTGAGCCGATACAGCGAAAAACCGCTTTCATCTGCCAGCCCGAAAGAAATTGTGGAGAACAGCCCGAAGATAAAATATACAGTCGAGGCTATTAAGAAAGCGCACGAAGCAAATCCGAGCGTCGGTCAGATCATCTTCTCTGAAAAGGGAATCGAGCTTTTCCGTCCGATCCGCGACTACTTCATCAAAGAGTTGAAATATAAGCCGGAAGAAGTGGAAATTATCGACAGTTCCAGTTCCGACGCTGTAAAAGACGACATTCAAGACCGCTTCCAAAACGGAGAGGTAAAGATTTTGCTGGCTTCCGGAACAGTCAAAGAGGGTATCGACCTACAAAAAAACTCAACCGACCTCTATAATCTCTATCTCCAATGGAATCCGACCGATATGATTCAAGCCGAGGGGAGAACGTGGAGGCAGGGCAGTTTCTATGACAAAGTGAGAATCCATTATCCGCTCGTGCAGAACTCCGTTGATCCGTTTATTTTCCAAAAACTCGAAGAAAAGGCAAGCCGTATCGCCAACGTGTTCAGCTACAAGGGCGACAATCTTGACGTGTCCGACATCGACTTTGAGGGAATGAAATTTGAACTTATTACCGACCCGGTAATGCGCGTAGAAGCAAAATATCAGTATGACAAGGCAGAAGTCGAGAACAAAGTAGCTATCGCCGAAGCCGACATCGCGTTCCTTGAACGGCGCACCAAAAAAATCGACGAACTGACACAGGATATTGAGAATTATTCCAAATACAAGCAAGAAGCCAAAGACCGCGACGACGCTTCCGATGTGGCTTATTACGCTGAAAAGGTCAGCAAGCGCAAAGAGGAATTGAAAGAAGAACAAGACAAACTGGCTAAAAAAGACATCAACCTAGAAGAAGTCAAAGCGAAGATCGCGGAAAAGGAAGTCGAGCTGGGTAACATCAAAAAACAGCTTGAAGAGCTGGCGACGAAGTTCCAAGAAGAATTGGAAGTCGCCAAAGAGGAAAAATTCAAGGTTATTTCCGGAACGAACAACTTTTCGGATATGGTGTTGCATATGGCTGAAAAAGCGTTCTTTACCCACGAGGGGCAAGTGAGTGTCGGGGTTTTGCCGGAAAAAATGAAATCTATCAGCGATTCAGCTATCGACAGCAGGTTGAGCGAGGAGGAAATTATGGCAGAAGTGGCGAAGCTAAAAAAGGATATGAATCCATTTTTGGCGAAACGGCTTATTGTGAACGCGTCCAAAGACCTTATTGACGTGGTGGACGGCAGAAGCCTAGCGTCGGCTGGACTTTTCAACAAATATACCGGAACTATTAGTATCGCGCAGGATCAGGAAAGAGCGACAATGGAAGAAGCAGTCGCGCACGAACCCGGACACTTGGCGTGGATGTATCTTACCGACCAAGAGAAGTCGCAAGCGCTCGAAGAATGGAAGAAAATTTCTATCGAGGAAAAGAGAGAGCTATTCGGCAAAAACAAGCAGGGGCATTGGAGATATGACCTTTATGTCGTGGACTACAACGGCGATTATTCTTCATTGTCCGAAGAATATTTCGTTACGAAAGCCGCCAAAGAGTATATTCAAAACAAAGGAAAATACTCGGAAAACAAACTGATTGCCTATATTCAGAGGTTTATTGAACAATTTATAAACTTAATGAACCGGGTATCGGAAAAACTTTTCGGCAAAAAGGAAGTGTCGGCTATGGATATTATGCGTCAGGTATATGACAGCCGCTCGAAATTCTTTGAGGGTAGGGATTATCGCACCCCGGAAATGAGGCGCGCCGAAAGTTATATGCGAAACTTCGGGGCAAAACCGGAAATGTCGATCATCAGCGTTTCGCTTTCCGACATCAATATCGACCCGGAAGTATTTGACGCGATGCGCGATGTGGAACAGGGCGTAAAATCTTACTCCTACTTGCCGATTCTCTTAAAATCCAATCCGCAGGGTGGCTATGACATACTGGACGGACGACACAGGCTCGTGGAGGGGTTGCAGGAGGGCAAAAATGACTTCCTAGCGACTTTGGACGAAAAAACCTATCGGATGTATGCCGCCGAGGAAGAAGCCGTCAGAGAGCAAAAAACACTCGTTTCTTCCCACATACGAGCAGGCGTTCCAGTCCGCTCATACACCCGAATGAAATCTATTTTGGAAGAAAAGGAAAAACCACTCGTTAAAGAGGGGAGAATCAGCGTAATTAACCTTTACCGCAAGGTATATAGCGAGTTCTATGAGGGCAAAGCTCCGGCAATGAACTCATTGGAAGATGAAAAACTGACGCGCGGAATGACCAAGCAGGCATTTACGCTCGGAAAGCGCTTTGCTACAAAGGTAACGAAAGAAAATTACCGGGAAGTGCAAAAGGAAATCCGCAACTATATCGTCAAAAATATACCTCCGAAGAATCGAGGCGAGCTTTTGCGTGCGGTTATCAATGCTAAAAACAAAGCTGATGTTGACATTGTGATCGCCAAAGTGGATAGAATGGTAGAAATTGCCAAAGGCAGGGAAATCGCCGCCGAGAAAAAACAACTGATGAAAGAGGTATATCAAGTGTTTTTGAAACGTGGAATGATAGACCAAGCTACGAAAAATACTGACAATCCGCGCGTCAACGGCGCTATGCTCCGGCAGGTTATCCAGCACGTTTCAAAGGACGACCGCGTGAAAATGCGACAGCTTACAATGGACGAACTGAAACAGCTCCGCACGATTGCGTTGACGCTAAAACAAGACCAAAATAACCGGATTATCCTTGTTTCCGACATTAAGCGCGAGAAAATCAATGACATTTTGCCGGAATCCTTGCAGGATAAAGAGTTCGTTACTATGGGCGACGTTGAGCAAAGTATGGCGAACGTGGATATTACCGGAAACTGGCTCGGATTGCTCAATAAGAATCTGACACGCGCCAGCCGCTTAGTGATGATTAAGAACGAGATCACTAAGAAAATGTATGACAAATTCACAACGGCAGAACGGCGTTTCGTGGACGAGTTCGAGGCGTTCAATGAAAAAATGGGCAATCTCTACAAGGACGCTTCCGGAAAACTGACGAAATTTAGAAAGCCGGAAATGGACGAAAAGGTTATCGGTTATCTTGAAAATCGAGTTGCCAAAGGAGAATTAACCGAAAAAGAACTGGCGCTCGCCGACGAGATGATCCAATTCTATGCCGACAGTATCGAAGTGATGAAACCTAAACGCTTGCGGAAATACTACTTCACGCACACCAAGCAGAATTTTCTAGAAGCCGTGAAAAGCGTCGGGTTTGGGCAGGCAGTTGGAGAGTTCTTCAACGAAGCGTTTATGACTGACCTTTATAAGGATTTGCCGCCGGAAATAGCCGCCAACCTTGAATTTATAGTCGCCAACCGGGTATTCAACCCATTCGGACTACCGCGAAAAGGCGCGCGCTTCTCACAAGACCTACGCAAAGCTCTACAAACCTATGCACGCGTGTATTTTATGAAGAAAAATTTTGATCGCCTCTATCAGCAGTCCAACGCCGTAATGAACATTTTGCCGCCGAACTTGCAGTCGTTCTTCCGAAGATATTTGCAATCAGCCAAAGGACGACCGGAGGGCAAGGCGTTTAACCCGACGATCAAAAAGGTGCTAGAAAAGGCGACGACGTGGGAGTATATCAAGTTACTTGCCGGAAATATCGCGTCCGGTATCTTCAACATAGCCGTCGGAACAGTCGATAATTACGCCGCCTACGGAATCCTGACAAAAGATAGTTTGGTCAAAGGTCATTTGCGTTATGCTACTCCGCAAGGATTCAAGTTGATCCAAAAATACCGCGTGGCTAATCAAAACGTAACCTACGAAATGACCCAGCTTATGCACACCATTCCGGAACTGACGAATAAAATCTTATTCTTCCAGCTTGGGGTGGGCGAACATTATCTGCGCGGAACGGCGTTTCTATCATCACTTACTCAGGAGGAATACAAAACCGGAGTTATTACCGATAAGCGAATGAGCGAAATCCGGCACAAAATCGGAGAAGCGCAACCGCTCTACGGATCATTTGATAGTCCGGTATATGGTCGCCACGCTCTCGGAAAAACGATGTATATGTTCTTGACGTGGCTTCCGACGAGAGTTGAAAACTGGGTAAATTGGGTAGGGGGTGCGGCAAGCGCTCTCAAAAACGAGAAAGGCATTCAAGGCAAGGTAATCAACAACAAGGACTTAGGAAAGACTGTCCGGTGGGTATCGGCTTTTATCCTGATGAGCTTGATGTTCGGCGACCGCGACAGGTGGAAACAGCAAATGGAGGATTATAAAAATCTATTTTCTCTTGATTATTGGGTAAATCTGATGAATCCGGCAAACAAGCCAGTATGGAAAGATGTGATAAATCTCGGCTTAATGCTCAAATTCCTTGCCAGCCAAGAAGAATACGAAAAAGCCGGAACGGACTATGAGCGCGGAGATTATAAATGGCAAATATACTTGAAACGTCTTGTCGAACCGACAACAGTCAAACGTATCCGGCAAGGAAAAAATCCGATCACTGAGGGTTGGATGCCGTCAGAAGAAGAAAAGCCAGCCAACCGCTATCAGATGTATAACAATTATGTGAAATAATCCGAAATACGCTTTTGCAGTAATCGGCGAGGGAACGGATAACTGCGCGCGCGGAACTCTAATCCCTCGCCAAAAAATTATTTTTTCGCAGATAAAAAATATGAGAATTGGAGGCTGTGGATAAGTAGTTTTATACCGCATAAACACTAGCACTTGACACGATTTTTTTGGTGTGCTATTATGTCGGTATATGAACAAATATCGTGAAACAACTCAATACTGGAAAATTAGCACCCGATTATCGGTCAGCGTTTCACGACGCTTGTTCAGCCGGTAATCGGTTTTTAGTTTTTCACTTTGATATTAGAAAATTGCAAAATAAAAATATGGCACGAAACAGAATGCTAAACCCTGAATTTTGGCTAGACGAAGAATTAGCCAAGCTAAACCCTCATACGAGGTTGCTTTATATGGGGCTTTGGAATATCTGTGATGATAATTTTGCAACACTTCCAAATCGTCCGGCGTGGATCAAAGCGCAGGTGTTCCCCTATGAGGAAATAGACACTCGCACATTACTCGACGAGTTATCGACGAGCAGTAAGATCATACTTTTTAGAGGTGCTGACGGACACGAATACTGGTATATCAAAAATTTCTTCAAATATCAGCGAGTTGACCGCCCATCTAAGCCAAAATATCCCGAATTCAAGCCAGAATTGGAGATTAAAAAGAAAACACTCGCCGAACACTCGACGAATACTCGCGCTAAAGATAAGTTAAGTAAAGATAAAGAGAAGTTAAATAGAAATAAACTATGCGACGCGAGCGTCGCGGTGGTGGAGGAGGAAAAAGAGAAAAATCCTATCAATCAAGTTTTAGAAATTTTTGCAAAAATAAATCCTACCCTTAATTGGGGAAATAAGACTTCAAGAAAAGCGGCGCAGGAGATGATAGATAAATTCACTTTGGACGGAACTCTAAGAATGGCTGAAATGGTTATCTCGAGCCACGGACAGCCGTATGCGCCTATGGCGACTACGCCGTGGCAGATGAAAGAAAAACTGGCGCAGTTCAAAGCCTATTTTGATAAACAAAAAAATAATAATCAATTTGCAGGAAAAAAATATGAATAATCAACTGGCTACACAACAAAAATGCGTCGTGATGAGAAATGGAATTGAGGTGTGGTTGAGCAAAGAGGGAGCGGAGGATTTTGAAAAAGAATTACATTCCGGAGCTAAGGGATTTGTTCCACTAAAAGGCAGGACAGTGAATACGGCGGATATTTTAGGAGTTTTCCCACCGGAGGATATGGAGGACTTGATACGCCGGAAAAATCGGGAATGGAAGTGTAAGCAGGGAAATTGGCATAATCTCGGAGAAAAATGCAACTGCGTTTCAAAGGAGGAAAAGGAATATTCGGAAGTTAGGGAGGCGCGAATCAAGGAGTGTGGAAAATGCACGAATGGCTGGGAACAGGGAGAAAATGGTATGCGACCTTGCGAGTGTGTGAAAGAATTAAATATTTATAATTATAAAAAATACAAAAAACAATGATTAAATTTTTCAAAGTTTATCAATGGCAGGACTTCCCGGACATACCAGTAAAGCAAATTGATCTTCTAAAAATCTGCACAGTTTCTTGTAAGTGCGGTTGCGGAGAAATAAGCCTGTATCTCGTGGTTTTAGGGGTCGGAATCGTAATAACTAAGTATGTAAATATTAAAAAATAATGCTATGAAAAAAGCAAAAACGCTCACGCAGGAGCAAAAACTGCGAGCAGAGTTAAAGGGGAAAGATGAGCTAATTTTCTTGCAAAATGGCAAGGTAAGGAATCTCAATGAAACAATAAAAAAGAGTGAGGAAAGAATCAATTTTTTGGAATCAGTAATTGAGCAAAATAAGCGAAACTATGACGGAATGATGT